CATTTGCTATCAACCAATTTCTCACATTACTTACGAATGTCAAAATAGCACTTGATGCGGAAGCAAATATTGGTTCTAGATAAGATCCTACCTCTTCAAATATACTGGTAGTTGCATCTCGTATAGAATCAATCATTTTCCCTGAGGTTGTGTAGGCATTAGCATAAGCTCCCAGAGCCTTCTCAGCCTCTCTGTGTACTAACATTAACCTAGCCTCAGCCTCCTCTTGGGCTGTAAGCTCATTTCGAGCCTTACCAATGCTTTTAGCATACATCCTGTATTCTGTACCTAGGTTACCAACAGCAATCATCCCCTCGACCATTTGAGTATTCCCACGATTAATAAACTCTGTTATCTTCGCTATAGCTTCACTTGAAGATGTTCCTGCAACTGCTCCAAGGTCTTTCATCTGCAATACTAGTGCAGAAATACCCTTAACAGTTTCCCCAGTTCTACCATCAACTGCTTCTAAACTTTCAGCCATCGCAAAAAGACCAGTTCTAGCTAGACTGTTGATTACTTCTTCTGCTTTAAGACCATATGTATTAGCTTCTGCGAGACTGTCCCTTAATTCGTCGACCTTATCAGAGGCAATACCCATATTTGTACTAACTGTATCGGTTGCTATTCTCATACGAGAAAGCTGTGTACCACCTTCAAAGACTCCTTTACTCATACTCTTCACGACTCGAGTCATGCCTCTAAATGTACTTGTTAGTACCCTTGTAGCAACATTAGCAGATAAGATTTTACCAAACAGGTCTTTTCCTGTTGCTTTCCCAACAGCCTGTGTAGCCTTGTTAAGTTCTTTAAGTTCTTGGTGAACTTTTACTAGCTCTCCTGTAAACTGATCCGCATTAGCAGATATCAGTACTTGTAGCTCTTCAACCTTCATTGCCATGTTATTGTATATCTCCTCCTAATTTAAGTGTGTTAGCTCTAGCCATTCTTTCCATTTCTTCAGAAGACATCTCCTTTGGCTCTTCTAACTGGGTTTTCTCTAAGAATGGTTTATTAGGATATTTTCTTGGGTCATTTACTGCGATCCCAACGTATTTTCCTAACAAAAAATTCATAAAGTCAATTTCTTTTAACCTTTCTCTTTCTCTATCTTGAAACCCTTCGACATATTTCTTAAATTGTTTAGGACTAATCTCCCAGTAATCTCTAAGGTTTAAGCCTACAGTTATTGCTGTTGACTCTCCTCTTTCCCAGAGTTCTCCAAAGAATCGAGGTTCAGATCCATTCCTGTCGATAGTTTCTCCCTTATTGGATTCAGATCCACCCCCTTCGGAAAAAAACCCGCATTCTGCAATTTCTCCATAATATCTACATATAATGTATACAGATCACTTCCTGCTTCAAATTCTTTTTCCATCAGGTCAAGTGCCTGATCCACATTATCTAAATCAGCTCCTTTCCAAACTAACTTAGAAACATTGTCTACAGAAAGATCGCTTAATAGATCTGCTATAGAACTCTTTGTTAGATCCTCAATTTCCTTAATTTTCCTTGGGGTAAATTTAAGCTCCATAATTATTTTTAATAAATTTATATATTGTAGTTGCCTACAATTCTGTGCAGGCTAGGTTTGAAACTAACCTGCAATCAACTTTAGGCACTTATACCAGTTGAAGAGTAAACGGGTTTACCTGTAATCCTAAGAGAACCTGTAAAACCTCTAGCTCCATCAACAGCACTTTCAGCCTCTTTCATCATCTTCACAAACGCCCTCAAGAACCATTTCGCTCCTGATGGGAATTCGACCTCCCAACTTTCTACAGTCTGAGTGTCGGACAATGCAAGTAGCGACTCATATTTAGTTTCGTCTTTAACCCATCCTGCGATGGAGACCTCACCACCATCCTTGAGTCCTGCGATAAACTCTCTAAATCCATTTTCAGAGTCGAAGTCTGTTACTTCGATTTCATCGCTTTCTATACCAATTTCACCAATACTGTTTAGGTTAGCAACTACTAACTCTCCACTAGTCTTGGTTAGGCTTGTACCTAATATTTTTTGAGCTTCATTAACCATTAGACTTTAGCTTAAAAATTAAATATACATACCTTATGTGCGTACCCTTTGGGGTCTCCTATATCATAGGTATCTTCCAAAAGAAATTCTATCTCTCGCATTTTAGACTCTACCTCTTTTAACAAAGCTGTAGTATCTAATGATGTAAGACCCCATAAGTCGATCCTCATCTGCGAATTTTGTATCACTATTTCCCCTTCTATATCATACAAGGGTTTGTCTCCACTTGTCGAGAAAGTAATTAAAATATAATCTTCTAAGAGATCAATCTCTTCAGGTCGTGGTTGATATGCTTTGACTGTTTTTACGTGTCCATCTACTGTTAGCGTAGTTATCTCTCTTAGTTTTGCATATACTGTAGATTTTTTATCATCCATTGTACTCATGAGCTTTCTTTTCTTAAATGATCTCTAATATATTTTTTCATACTCTGATGAATTCCTGCTCTATTTATATTCATAGCGGGTATCAAGAATGGTTGAGCTTCCATTTTACTTGTTCCGAACTCTTGATATGGTGCATATTCTACTGTCGTATAAACAATAGCTGAACGTTCCTTGCGATACAACTTCCTACTAATGGAGTTTCTTAACGTCCCTCCTATATAGCCTTTAATGCCAGTACTCTCAGGAGTACCAACAGGGGCTAACTTCTTAGCAGTCCCTTGTACCTTTCTAGCACCTTCTATAATCTCTGGTGTAAGATCTAAATCCCCGATATCTCCAAATTTCTTTATACACTTGTCGAGATTGATGACCTTAATAAGCATTTTTGAGTAATTAATAAATTATGACTATCGTTTTCAATCGCTCTTATAACCTCGTAGAATACTCCTCCATAGGCTAGGACTTGATCCAAATCAATGTCTTCATCTGTGGTTATTATCGCATCTATTTCAGTATCTATACCATATTCTTCCTGAACAGCATCAAAGCCTTCAAAGGAAATGTTTCCCTTAAAACTTCCTGTCTTTGTTACGTCCGCACCCTTTTTGAGGTTTCCCTCTGTATCAGGTTCTGTAGTAACATCATACATATCGATAGTTTTATCGTAGAAGTTGTCTTTTATAGCTGTCTTGAAAGTTTCTGGTATGTTCATAGCGGTCTTGTTTGGTTAGCTGATGTATCACCCAAAACTTTTCCCAGAGTATATTTATCAAGTAATGTTAACGAGCCTGTAAAGACTTCCGAGTCATTGCTAGAGGTAAGGTAGTTAGTTAGCTTCTCTCCGAAAGTAACCTCTTGTCCTTGATCCTTGACTTTAGTTACTTCTCTTGTATCTGATGCTAATCGTTTGACTATTGTTCTTACTACCCCTACTACCACATTTGCTAGAGTCCTTTCTAGTCTTGGTGGTATTGGATAATCATAGTAGTCCCAAATATCATCATCAGTATCATAATCTACAAGATCCTCCTCATACTGCACAACTAACTGATCTCTATTCATATATATCAGCGCTCTATCTACAACGTCTGTAATATAGTATGTTAGTTGATCCGCACTTATTCCCGTTTCTGTAAGAATATCAGGGTATAAAGTTGTTACATAACCTTCAATTCTAGCAATGACGTCATCCATCTTTACTTAGTACTTATATTAACTATTAAGCACTTATATCTGTGTCTAAAGCACCTGCGAATACCAAGTCGCCCATTACAGCTCCAGTACCATAGTAGTATGACATATAGGCATACTTATCGTTACTGAGTTCTGGTTTAGCAACATAGAATTCATCAAATACTACTGGCTGAGCAATTGACCCAATGACTTGAATTATTGCATCAAATCCTTGTCTTGTTGCTCTTCTAACTTCAACACCTCTAAAGGCAACTGCATCAGTTCTTCCAGAAATCGGATTCTCTAATGTAGTAAGTACCTTCTCAAGTGAATCGTACCATTTAGAAGCAAGTGTCAATACCATTAACTCTCTATCTACTCTATCAACATTATTATTCTTTACAGCTTCTAGTGTCTGTATAAGTAATGAAAGTTTGTCTTGAATATCTGACGCACTTGAAAGGTCTACTAAACCTGCGGCTACAGCGGTTTGCTGTAATTTGGTGTAGTAAGCATTCTCAAGTTCTATTCCCATACTGAGTGCGAAGCTAGATCTCCTATTCTCTAAAACAGCTATATCTCCTAGCTTGTTCCAAAGTCTGAGGTCTTTAGCATTCATCTCTTCTGCGAACTCCTGATCTTGGTCTATCTTAATATCTGCACTGTTGTTCTTGATCTTATTACCACTTCCTGCTGTTCTAGCAGTACCATAGTCCTGAGAGTTTGCCATAGCAAGTCTTGCGACTTCTACAGTACCACCCTTGACTGGTTCGGTAAGATAATTGGTGTTTACTAAATCCCTATATGTAAAACGTCCTGCGATTTCCCCTTGAATAGCTCCATATTGAAGCATTAGGTCATCCGCAGTTACACCATCACCGATAACAACATTTTTTGCTGGTTGCAATGTTTTTGCCATGTTATTTTCTAACTCATATTAAATTATGTAATCCCATTGATTACATGTAGCTGGTAAGTTCTTCTTCATCGAAGGAATCCTCACCATCGCCTGAGCTAGGATCTTTTGGAGCTTCACCTTTAATCTGTTTTTTTACTTCTTCAGCTATTTTAGCTGTCCAGACTTGGTGTATCTTTTCTATGCTTTCGTTTTGTTTCTCTATATCTTCATTAAGAATAAAGTCTACAAAGTCTTCTGGCATTTTGAGGTCTCTTAGCATTGCTCTACCTTCAAGTCTATTCTCTCGAAGTGTCAACTGTCTTTCCCTCTCAGAATGCTCCTTTTCCTGTTGCTCACGCAATTCCTTCTCTCTTTCCTCGGCTGATAGTTTAGATCTCCTTATAGCGTCCGCCTCTGCTTTCTCTTTAGCTTCGGCAAGTTCCTTTTCTTTCTTAGCCTTCTCTTCGGCTCGAACTTTTGCGGCTATTCGATCTAAATCCTCCTGAGTAAAAGTTTCTGGGGTGTCTTCACCCTCTCCACCTGTTTGCTCTCCCCCATCTGTATTAGGTTTGGTTGGTGTCTCCTCCTCTAACTGGGTCTTTTTTTTATCTTTAGGCATTATAATACCTTATAAAAATTTAAACCTTAAACCCCTGTCGGGTATACCTCTTACGAGTAAAATTCCTTGGAAATTCCTATGTATTAATATAACACTAATTTTACTATAATTGCAAACACCTTGTTTGTCAATAGGCTTGTGGATAAACTAGTACTTATCCGCAAACTTATGCACATCAATTCTCAACTGTCTGTACTTGCTCTAAAACCTTCTCTTTAGCAGTATTCTCAGGGTCTTTTGGTTCTAGCCTTCTTTTTCGATAGTCTACATCGTATTGAATTTTGTTAGATAATTCTCTTGTTAAAACCTCCCCTGATTGATTAGCTCTTATATCATATCTCTTGGCAAGTCCTTGTAATTCTCTATACCCCAGACTAGCTAAATCAACAGACCTAATTCTCGATAGTGTTGTCCCTTCAAAATAAGCTACTGTTGTACTTCTACAGAAAACGTGCATCGGTGGGTAGTTTTCACCAACTTGTGCATCTTCTGTATTAAATATCTCCCCATCAAGTGATCTACAAATATTAGAGGTTCTACTGTCTAGTATCGCAACATACTCATATTGACCAATACCATCATCTATATAACTCTGTAATTCCCCTTGTCCATGCATGTAATTAGTTTCTGTAGCAACAAGCCTTTTAGCATCAAAGAAACCAACGTCCATTCTATCTCTTAGAATTCGGGATGTCTTCATAACACCCTGTCCTGATAACATAGAGCTACTTAAAAGCTTAGGCATTTCCTTCATGAGCTTATCTTTGTTCTTCCAGATACTGTCTGAGTAGTGTCTTCCTTCCCATTTAGAGTTCACTATAGCTTTTATCATGTCTTCTGATAAAGTAGCAAACATAGGAGTAATGTTATATTGATCCATTATATCTTCCTGAGATCGCCCATAAGCATTCTCTATAACATCTCTGTAATGACTAGTGGTGATTCTTTCTTCCTTTAAGCCTATAGAAGCTATTTCTAATTCTATTTGCTTATTAAGTGCTTCAAGCCTAGACAATCTCCATAGATAACGTTCATCATATATTTCTGTAGGGTTTATACCTAACTCCTGAGCCTTCAATTGAACAGTTCTTAAAAACCTAGACTTCTCATTCGAGTTTAACGCACCCTCTAGGGCTGATTTCTCTAGAACGCCTTTCTCTGCGTAGTTTTTATACAAAGAGTCTATTTCCCTCTTAATGTTCTGTTGAGCCTCTGTAAACACATCTGATAGCTGTGCAAGGGTACTTAAAGCATACCTTTCACTAGATGCTAATCTTTCTGTTGACCTATTTATCCAATAGTTAGAAGTCTTTGCCATTTATTTGTATGGTTAATTATTCTTCTGGATTTTCTTCAGGACTCTCCTCAATTTCTTCATCCTCTCCTTCGTTGGGTTTGTTTTCCCCATAGTTAGGATTGTCTCCTTGAATGTATTTGATTATCTCCTGTCTTCTTTTTTCAAGTTCTGCACTTGCATCCTGAACAAATGAAAGTTGAGATATTAGAGATTCATCGCTTACCTTACCCATTAAGTTGAGAATCATCTGAGATGTCTCGTAGTCATTCTGTGGTAGGCTTCTCTTAAATACTGCATCTACATTATAAATTGGAAGTAATTGAGTCTGGTCTGTCTTGTTTAAGTATTTGTTATAGAGACTCATTCTTTCCATTAAACCTCTTTCAAATGCTGTTTCTTTGTCCTGTACATTAAGTTCAAATGGTAAGAGCTTAAATCTTATAGCTACTCCTGAACTGTTTCCAACAAAGTTTTCATCAGTCATGTTAGGAGTCATGGATATCTTGTGTATGTCATCTACTATAGACTTTTTAAGGATTTCAAGCTGTTCTTCGTTAAGCTCCTTGGTTACATAGGTTACTTCTGTTCCCTTAGTTTTAGGAGGTACAGATATTGTTCTCTGTTCTCTAGATTTCCTAATCTGGTCATCAGTTAGATCTACGCCATAAAGAATAAGCAAGGAGTCTACTAGAGCCTCCTTATCATTTACACGATCAGAGCAAAGAAGGTTGTAAGCATCTACTAATGATATAACATCATAATAGTCTCCTATCCTGTCATCATTATTTAGGTATTCAACAACTGGTACTTCACCAATTGCATGATCCGCTGAACCGACCTTATTAAGATCTTCATCATATGTGAGTCTTTCTCTGTCATCTACTGTCCATACCCCGATATATTTAGCATCTTTGTCATCCTTACTCTTTTTCTTAACTGCTTCGTATACAATAGCAAACATTTTAGCATGATCCATTGAGTCATCCCTTACAAGAATACAGTTCTTAGGATTAATAACACTAGATACAGGCTCAGATTCACTATTAGCAAAAATATACTCATAAGCAACTCCATACTTTGAATCGTCCTTAGCAAGCTTTTTATCCAGATCCTTGATTGTCTGCTTCTTATAAGCCTCTAGTATTTCATCTAGGATTGTCTGATACTTTTTATTCTTGGCATCTTTTCCTTGCAATACATATTCTACTGGATTTCCTAGGAAGTATCCTACATTAATTTTAGTAATATACTTTGGATGATTTATAACAATCTTGTTATTCTTTAAGCCCTTGGGCTTCTCTCTCTCTGTAATTTGATGATCCCCTTTGTAATAGTCATCAGCTTGGATATACATCTTTTTCTGCTCTTCGTTCCATTCGATGGCATCCTTAATGACCTTTGTACTGAGTGCAGTACCTTTTTTAAGTGTATACATATCTCCTTATCAAGTTAAAAATAAAATATAATTTCTATATAATTCCAGATGGATAGATTTTAACTTCAAATTCGTTTGTCAAAACTTTAATAGCCCTGTACCTTACAGCATCCAAGCCGTGGTTAAATTCATCAACGGGTACATTGAGAGATTTGCCAAATCTGTCCTGCGCCCATTTATACTTCCTTAATTCCTTTTGAAGGTTAAGAGAACGCCTAGTTACATGTATCTTGTATCCTAGTAAAAGATCCACGCCAAACTTAATAGAATCCCGACCTTTGTCCGCTCCATTTATATTAAATCCATGCGAAGCAATTTCGTCAATAGATTTAGGTTCGGCACTATCTGCGGTGATCTCCCTGTTCCCTATACCTAGATCCCTAAGTAATGATACAATAGTTCTTTCATTTTTGTAAGGGGATGTATTTTTAAGTCCTCTTTCGTATATGAGTTCATCTAAATAGATCTCATTGTTAAACATATACATGTCAATTAAAGCTGTTGGGTCGTTAGAGTACCCAAAGTCTAAACCAAGCCCAATATCCTTAGCCTCTTCTGGGATGTCATCTACAATATCCCAGTTATTATATACAAGACCCTCAAGTTTTGCGGGCTTTCCTAGTCCATATACATCCCACATGTATTGATCTGCTGTTGCATTCTTAATGTTCTCTTCTGTAGGTTCATAACTCATTATCTTATCGTAGGTCTTTTGACCTATGAAAGGGTTATCTTTAACTGTAGATCCAATGACTATAACATCTGGTCTCTGATACAAATCAAAAACCCAACGATCTTCATCGGACGGGTTGAAGTCCAAAATCATTAGCTTTTCAGTACGCAACTCTAACTGGTCAAAAACATCTCTTCTTGGAATCTCTATAACCTCATTCATCCATGTATACTTTTGTTTCCTACCATGAGCCTTTCGAGGCTTGTCCAAACCCCAAAATATAAACTCTCCATTCTCTATATTGTATACCTGTCTGGGTCTATCTGGATTAATCTCAGGAGTTACTCCAAGACGATACTTATCATTCATTTCATCAAAGTCCCGAAGTAGGGTGTCTCTGTTTAATTGAAGGGATTCCCTTGTGATAGTTACATCAAAGACTTCTTTGTTAAGTGCCTTAACCATAAAGAATTGAAAGATAGACCATGTTTTACTTGATCTAGACCCTCCTTGCAGAATAATAACATTGTATCCTGCCTTCTCAGCATTCAAAATGTCTGCGTATACTCTACTGGTCTGAATCTTCTGTTTCATCGTTGTCTACATCCTCTCTTTTATCTATAACCTCAACAACGTATCCTTCAATCCTCTCTCCTTGGCTTGTTAAATCCAAGGACTGTGGAGCTTTACCAAATGTTCTGTCCATCATTGAGTCAATAGCTTTCAAGTCGGGAGCTTTAACAGATATATAATAATAATTACCATCTATCGTTTCGCCATGTCCATGTACAACCCCTTCATCTAATGCCATACAAATCTCTTCTGGATCTTCTACTATAACGTGATTATATTTAGCAATTTTTCCCTTATCGTTTCTTACAGGTTCTCTTCTTATCATAAACTGCAAACCCTCCGCTAGACTCACCTGTGCATTGAATAATCTACCGACTCGCATCCGAACACGTGCCTTGAATTTTCTCAAAGCTTCTCGCTCTTCAATAGTATCCTTATTCTCTGATCCTTCGGGTCTTCCCGCTCCTTCTCTTTTTCCTCCCCAACTTGATTTATTTTTCGAGTTATCAAGTTTTTCAAGTGAATCTCCTTGAGAATTCTCGTTATTAATTTCTTTATTTTTATTGTCATCCATTTCTACCATATGTCTATGTATGAGTAATATTAAATAGTACTCCCCTACTCCATAGTAGGTATATATATAATTCCTTAAAAATGCCTGTTTGAAGGCAATATGTCCCCTACCCTACCCTCCCCCACCGATGTTCAAAATTTATGAACATTGTAGTTTTTATGTAACTTTATTGTAATTTCTTTGTTAATTCCTCTATTAGGACTTCTTTGGCTTGGTTAGCTTTTATGTCATGCTCCTTTGCTAGTTTTTGAAGGTCTCTGTAACCCATACTTGGGATTGGGTTTTCTGCAACTTCTGTAGCCTCCTCTTTTGGCTCTTCTCTTATTCCTGATGGAGT